CGAGAGCCTTTGTTATTTCAAGGCTTACGAGAAGGGCCGCGAGAAATGGCAGGGCCCAACGATTGACGCGGTCTGGTTCGATGAAGAACCGCCGTTGGACATTTACACGGAAGGGTTGACGCGCACGAACAGAGGCCAGCGCAGCCAGTTCATCTACATCACGTTCACGCCTTTGCTCGGAATGTCGGAAGTTGTTTCTATGTTCCTGCTTCCACCGAAATAGGATTCTACGAAATGACAACCGCTCAGCGGGCCGTAGGAATCATTTTGCTATGAGCCGCCACGTCGTCTCGATGACGATCGATGACGTTGACCACTACACGAGGGAAGAAAAAGACCGGATCATAGCCAGCTATCCGGCTCACGAGCGCGAAGCCCGCACAAAGGGCATTCCGACGATGGGTTCGGGCCGCGTGTTTCCGGTCTCGGAAGACAAGATCAAGATAGACCCGTTTCCGATCCCGAAGCACTACGCTCAGATCAACGGCTGTGACTTTGGGTGGGACCATCCTTTTGGCGCGGTCAATCTCGCCTGGGACCGTGACGCCGACGTTATCTATGTGACCAAGACGTACCGCGAGCGCGAAGCTACTCCGGTTATTCACGCCGCATCGATCAAGCCCTGGGGCGATTGGATACCGTGTGCATGGCCACACGACGGCTATCAGCACGACAAAGGCTCAGGCGACCAGCTTGCAGAGCAATACCGCAAGCAGGGGTTGAACATGCTGAGTGAACACGCAACGCACGCTGAGGGCGGGTTCGGCACGGAAGCCGGCATCATGGAAATGCTGGAGCGAATGCAGACGAACCGCTTCAGGGTGTTCTCGACGCTTAGCGAATGGTTCGAAGAATTTCGGCTTTATCACCGTGTCGAGGGCAAGATTCAGAAGGTGCGTGACGACTTGCTGAGTGCTTCCCGAATTGGTGTGATGATGCTGCGCAAGGCGGAAACAGAGCCGATGGCTTGGGAAGTTACAACGCCACGCGGCGGCGATTGGATGGGCGTATGAAAACCATGACCTTAGACGGTTTTAAGATGGTGAAGCTGTCGCAACCAAACGCCAAGATTGAGACGCGCGACGGCAAGGAAGTTGTGGTTGTGCCCACCTGGGACTTCAACACTGATACGCATGGCGAGATTGTCTATTTGCTGGACCGTGGCGGCGAGACTGCGCCGAAGTTCAAGCCCGGCGATGAGCTGACCCATACCAAAACGGGCAGCAAGTTTAATGTCGTCGATCCTTTCAAAGCTTTCTTGAAATTGCGCAAAGGCCCAAAAGCTGATGACTGACGACATCGTCAAAGAAGCCCGCGAAGCCATAGCGCTAAGCCATGAGTTTGACCGGGATAACCGGCGCGAGGCTATGGAGGATTTGCGTTTTGTGTCTGGTGATCAATGGTCAGAAAAGGCCAAGACTGAGCGCAAGGGCCGGCCAATCATCACGATCAACAGGTCTTCGCAGTTTCTACGCCAAGTCTCAAACCCGATCCGGCAGAACATGCCGACGATCAAGGTTGAACCGGACGGCAAGGACGATCTGCAGGGTGCGGAAGTCATCAACGGCTTGTTTCGCCGCATTCAATACAACTCCAGCGCTTCGCACGTTTACGCCAACTCTGTAGAGCATATGGTTGCGTGCGGCATTGGCTGGTTTCGAGTAACGACCGATTACTTAGATCAAGACAGCTTTGACCAAGAATTGCTGATCAAGCGGATCTTCAACCCGCTGAGCGTTTACCCTGACCCTTCGTCGATGGAGCCGGACCGCTCGGATATGAATTGGTGTCTGGTTTCTGAGCTAATCCCTAAGAAAGCTTTTGAGATCCGCTATGAGGGTAAGGCGTCCACAAGCGTTGATTCCCCGTCCGATGGATCAAGCGTTGCTTGGGGCTCTAGCGATTACGTGCGGGTGGCTGAGTTTTGGCGGCGTAAGGAAGTGCCAAAAACATTGGCACGCCTAACGGATGGGCAGACGGTCAACATTACCGACATGCCAAAACGTCAGCTTGAACAGCTTAAAGCGCTCGGCATGATTGAAGCAACCCGCGAGTCTAAGGGTTATTCGGTTACTATGGATTTAGTGTCTGGCCAGGACAAATTGGCTGACACCTATGAGTGCCCATGCCGCTGGATTCCGATTGTGCCCGTGATTGGCGCTGAAGTCCCGCTAGAGCAGGGCATCTACCGCCATGGGCTCATTCGTTTCCAGCGTGAACCGCAGCAACTTCATAACTATTTCTTGAGCGTCGCGGCTGAGAGTTTAGGCCAGCAACCCCGCGCCCCCTACATCACAACGCCCAACGCAATCGGCAAGTTCAAGCATATGTGGGACAATGCCAACACGTCCCCAACCCCTTACCTATTGCACGCCGATGGTACGGAAGCGCCGCAACGTGTAGCGCCTCCACCATTGCCCTCTGGCCTCATTCAAATGGCCCAAATGTTGGCCGATGACATGAAGGCGACAACCGGCATTTATGATGCTGCACTAGGCGCTAAGTCTAACGAGACAAGCGGCGTTGCAATCCAAGGCCGCATTGAGCAAGGCAATCAAGCAACCTCGCACTTTGTCGATAACTTGGAACACTCGCTAGAGCACACGGGCCGGATTCTTTTGGACATGATCCCAAAGATTTACGACACGGCGCGCACTTTGAGAATGAAGGGCGAAGACGGCACGGAAACCGAGGCGCAAATCAATCAACCCACAATTGGCGTTGATGGTATGCCGCAGATGATCAACGATCTGTCTCAGATGAAGTTTTCTTCTGTGCGCGTGATTATGGGGCCAAGCTACGCTTCGCGCCGTCAAGAGGCTGTGCAGATCCTTACCGGGCTTATCCAGGCTATGCCGGAGATTGGCCAGATCGGCGGCGACATTATTGCGCGCAATCTTGACTTTGATGGTGCGGAAGAATTGGCAGACCGTCTCAAAGCGATGCTCCCGCCGCAAGTCTTACAGCTTCAGCAGGGCCAAGACGGACAACCTATGCAAGCGCCGCCGCCTGATCCAATGGCAGAGATGCAAATGCAGGGCCAAGCGCAGGCTATGGAGACAGAGTTACAGGCAGGCCAGGCTAAAGCCGCTCAAGAGGCCGCAAAGGCTGAGCAGGAAAAGGCTAAGGCTGAACAAGAATTGCACCGCGTTGATGGTGCCAAGTTGGACAATGCGTTGAAGCTCAAAAAGCTTCGTGAACCATCCCCGCACCAAATGGCTGAGAACGAGCCAATGGAAGCCGGTACTTAAACCCAAAGGAATATCATGGATACGACCACACCGGCAGCCGTAGAGGCGAGCCTGGATACCGCTGCGCCGCAGGTTACGACGCAAACGACAATAGCTGAGCAGACTTCTCCGCAGGCCGAAACGCCAGCCGGTACAGAGCAAGAGGCAACCGCTTCTGATACTCCTGAAAAGGAAGATCAGTCGCAGGATGAAAGCAAGAAAACGTGGAAAGAAAAGCGCCAAGAACGCAATCGCGAACGTTGGCAAGAGTTTAAAGCGGCCAAAGACTACACAATCAAGTCGCTTGAAGCCGAAGTTCAAAGGTTGCGCGCTAAGACGGCACCGGACTTGTCTAATATTATAGACCCTGATGACGTTATTGCTGAAAAGACCGCTTGGAAGATCCAGCAGTCAAGTGTCGCGGAAAAGGAGCAAGCGCTTCAAGTCGAGCGCGAAGCCAGAGCCGTAGCACAACAGCAAGCGCTTAACGAGACATGGCAAGATGTTATAGAAGACGCCAGAACGCGCCTTCCTGACTTTGACGCTGTGGTCACGGACAAAACACCCATCCACGCACGCGCCGCGCCCTTCATTGTTGAGAGTGAGAAGGCCGCAGACCTTGCTTATTTCCTTGGTAAGAATCCCAAGGAAGCCGCCGCGCTCTATGATCAATTCGAGACTGCTCCAGCAAAAGCACTCATCGAGCTTGGCAAGCTTGAAGCGCGCCTAAGCGCTCCAAAAGCCAAGACAGTCTCAACCGCTCCGAAACCAGCACCAACCCTCAGTGGCGGCGCAAATCCAGTTGCGTTCGACATGTCGCGGGCGAGTGTTGAGGATGTTGCAGCCCAGCTTCGAAAGTCTGGCTTCATCCGCTAAGGGGCTTTCTTAGAAAGCTAAAATCCTATGTCAAACACTCAGTTGGTCGCCGATGTCGTGGCCAAAATCGGCCTCCCGTTGCTCGAAAATGAACTCGGGTGGGTATCAAAGAGCCTCTACCGTGCGCACGAAGATGAATACGGTAACAACGTCAACGGTTACAAAAAGGGCGCGTCGATCCGTATTCGTCGCCCCGCTGATTTCACCATGCGTTCGGGGGCTGCGGTCTCTACTCAGGACGTAATCGAAGGCTACACTACCCTGACTGTAGACCAGCAGGTCGGCGTAGATTTCAACATCAGCGGCCTTGATCTGACGCTGAAAGATACGGACCGCAACGTTCGTATTATCAAGCCCGCAATGTCCGCCATTGCCAACGGTATCGCCGCAGACATCGCAACCGTGATGTATCGCGGGGCTTACAATTGGGTAGGAACAGCCGGCAACACCATTGACTCGTTCTCTGACTTTGCAGTCGGTGCAACGCGCATGGACTTGATGGCTATTCCGCAGGATGAGCGGTTTGCGCTGTTGTCGCCAACCGACTATTGGGGCCTCTTGGGCAGCCAGACCGCGCTCTACATGAATGGGCCTGCTCAGGACGCTTATCGCCAAGGCAACCTTGGCATGATTGGTGGCATTGACACCATGATGTCGCAGGTTATCCCAACCCATACGTGCGGCACGCGCGATAACACGACGCCGTTCGTTAAGGGCGCAACGCAGGAAGTGACCTACGATACAGCGAAAAATACATGGACGCAGTCGCTGTTGACGGACGGCCATGACGCATCGGTCACGATCAAAGCTGGCGACGTGTTTACGATTGCCAACGTGTACTCGGTTAACCCAAAGACCAAAGTGTCAACGGGTGTTCTTCAGCAGTTTGTTGTAACCGCTGACGTGACCGCTCAAGCAACCACGACTAACACCACGACATTGACAATCTCGCCTCCGATCATCATCACCGGTCCACATCAGACTGTGAACTCTTCACCGGCTGACGACGCGGCGATGACGTTTGTCGGCACGGCTTCCACGGATTATCGTCAGAATTTGTTCTATCATAAGAACGCTCTGGCGCTGGCGTGTGTGCCCATGGAAATGCCGGACGGTGCAACGGGTGGTTCGAGAAGCTCCTATAAGGGCTTCTCAATGCGAGTCCAGCCCTACTATGACGGTGTCAACGATCTCAACAAATGGCGCATTGACGTGCTCTATGGGCGCGCTTTGATCGATCCGCGCTTGATCGTCCGTGTCTCTGGCACCTAACGAAAACGGGGCGGGGGAATTGTCCCCCGTCCTTTTCCTATTGGGGCTTTCATGGCCGTAACTTTAAAAAAGAAACCGCCGCACGTTTGTATTTCCCTCCCTGCCTACACGGGGCAAGTCTTTTGTTCCACGATGACTTCAATCATTTCTGACATCATGGAATTTGCTAAGCTTGGCGTTCGGGTGTCCATGAATGTCAAGACCGGCAACGCTATGATTGCCGATTGCAGGGCAATGATTGTTGCTGAGTTTCTAGAGAATGAAGATTTCACCCATCTTGTGATGATTGATAGCGATGTGTGCTGGGCTCCAGGAAGCCTAGTCCGCTTGATCTCGCATGATGTGGACTTTGTGTGCGGGCTTTACCCCAAACGCTCCGATCCGATTACCTTTGATTTCAGGTCTGCACATGCCAAGGGCGAAGATGCGACGTTTACGCTTGACGACAAGGGCTTGATGGAAGCGCACGGGGTGCCGGCTGGTTTCATTTGTATGAAGCGCAGCATGTTGGAAAAGATGCGGGATGCGTTTGAAAGCCTCGCATTCCAATGCGATCCGAAGCATTTGAAGAGCGGCAAGTCTTGGGCGTTGTTTGATCCATACCGGATGGAAGATGGCTCAAAGCTTGGCGAAGATTATGCATTTTGCCAGCGCTGGCGCGACATTGGCGGCAAGGTTCTAATCGATCCGTCCATACGAATGGGCCATATTGGCTACAAGGTTTTTATCGGTGAACTTGGCCATATGGAAGAAACGCAGAGCGAGGCAGCATGAAGAAAGACCCTGAAGCCGAAGCGGCTAAACTCGCCAAGATGAAAGACCCGGATTGGAGACTGTATTCCGGCTGGCCTCCAGAAACGAAAGCCGTAGAGCCTGAAAAGCGCAAGCCAGGACGCCCTCGCAAAGAAGCCCCCGTTGAAGAGGTAACGCCGGATGGCGACAGCGACGCAAATTAGCACCCGCGCGTTGCGGCGGCTTGGGGTATTCGACGCGCTGGAAAGCCCGTCCGCAATGGACGTTGCGGCGGCGACTGAAGCCCTAACCGCGATGATTGCATCATGGGAAGCCGAAGGGCTGAGCGGCGATGTACTGCCGATTGATAGCCGGTTTGAGCAGGCTGTTGTAGCCATGTTGGCTGAGAGGCTGGCCGAAGAATACGGCAAGCAACCCGGGCCGGTTCTGATGCGTGACGCAGCTAACGGCTGGGCGGCGATCCAAGCGGCTTACTTTGCAGTGCCTCAGTCACGTTATGAAGATGCCTTGAAGCACACCGGGCATCATATGAATTTTGGCTATATCATTGGCCAAGAGGAAGCGGTGACAGCCGAATGGCAGGCGTTGACGGCCTACACTCTGCGTGCCTTTGTGGTCAACAATGCTAACCGTTATGAGTTGGTGACGGAAGGCACGTCAGCTTCTAGCGGCGGGCCTACCGGGACGGACGCATCGATAACAGATGGCACATGCGTTTGGTGCTGGCGTGGGGTGACTGCCGAATGACATGGACGCCCTTAGCGCTTCCGACAAAGAGCAATAAAACCCGGTTTGGCTTTGAAGGCGCGGCGCGCCTCATCAATGCTTACGTTGAAAGCACGGGCAGCGATGCCAAGGCAACTTACAACATCTATGCGACTGAGGGGCTTGATACGCTTTTCACGCCTGCATCTGGCAAGTTCTATGGGGCGATTGCGACAGAGAGTTATCTATACGGCGTGACCGGCACAACGCTCTGGGCGATTGATACGGTTGGCGCTGTTACCAATCTTCTGACTCTATCCGCAGAAGGCCCGGTGACGTTCGCGCGCAACCGGCGCTCGCCTGATACGCAGGTCGGTTTGGTGACGGCAGCAGATAACAAGTATTATACAATCGTTGGGACGACAGACACGCTCAATGTCGATGCGGATTTGGCTGGAACGCCTACGTCAATCGCGGTCAAAGACGGTTATTTTATTATCACGACCAATTTCAATAGGTTTTTTATCACTGGCGAAGACGACGCTGAAAATATTTCGGCTCTTGATTTTGGCAAGGCGCAACGCTCGCCCGATGAAATCCTGCGTGTGATCCCAACGGAAACAGAAATCGCGCTATTCGGTTCTGACTCGATAGAGTTTCATCAGAACAATCCGAGCGAAACGGCGTCGTTTCCGTTTGTTCCGGTTCAATCCATTGATGTTGGGCTTTTGGCCCCTATGGCGATTGTGAAGCTTGATCGTGAGATTATCTGGTTGGCCTCGGATGGCACCATTAAGAGGATGGTTGGGTACGGCGGGGAAGTGATTTCTAACCCTGATGTGCAGCGGGCCATCTCGCAAGTCGCAGATAAGACGGACATCTCAGCATTTGCTTGGCACTCGAAGAGCATTGGTCATTCGTTTGTTTGCTTAACCTCACCGCTCTGGACATGGGTTTACGATCTTCGCGAGGGCTCATGGCATGAGCGCAAAAGCTATGGCCTAGACTTTTGGCGCATCTCTGGTGTTGTTGAATGGCAGGGTAAGGTGCTCGCTGGCGACTATGAGAATGGCGAACTGTACGACATGAGCGGCGAATACTTTGATGAAGGTGGTTCGCCTTTGGTTATGACGGTCCAGACCGCGCCAAGCGATGCGTTCCCGTATCCAGTACAGGTTAACGGCCTTGTGCTCGATATGGCACCAGGAGTTGGCCGGATTGGTCGGCCACAAGACGAAACGCCGGAAGTGCTTATGGCCTATTCCGACGATGGTGGCCGCACATGGTCAACAGAGCGTAGTGCTTCGATTGGTACGGCTGGTAGCACGAATGCCAGGGCTAAATGGTTACGGCTTGGCATGATCCGCCGCAATGGCCGCACATGGCGGTTTCGAGTGTCTGCTAGCGTCTCACGGTGCATTCAGGGCGCGTCGCTTGATGTTGAGAGGCTGGGCTAGTGGCTGTCCTTCCCAAAGCCTCAACACCGCTTGTGCAATCAAACGGCGTGATGACGCCGGAATGGTATCGGCTGTTTCAGAGCGCCTTTGGTGAAGTCAATACACTCACCGATTTGTCGGGCGCGGCTACGACGGCGGAGACGATGCCGGGGAACGCGACCACAGGAGACGCGCCCGACACACGGCTAACCCCGACGCAGATCAAAGCTCTATTGGCGATAGGCCAGGGCGATGTAAGCGGACTGACGGCGGCGCTAGGCGGGAAGGCGGACACGGGCCAGACCTGGGAACAGTCATGGTTGTTCCTCGCACCTGAGAACGGCGACTACCGCATGGTGGTATCAGCCAAGGTTGCGAGAACCATCACCAGCGTCACGACGCGAAGTGCCACC